TCTAATTTACATAGTCTTAATGTTAGTGGTGACTAACTACTTTGTTAAAAAAAAGAAAAGAGGGCATTAAGCCCTCTTTTTGTGGTGGCGCTCGATGTAACGCAAGCTGTGCAGGCAATCCTTGACGGCCTCGCGCGCGGTATCGGCAACCCACAGGAACGTGGTGCGCTTGCTGTCGTCCCAAAAGGAAAACTCGACGGCCTCGATGGTCCATCCCATCGCGGTCTTGCGCATGGTTACTGCGTCAAGTCCCGCGCGGTCGAAAGTGTAGTCGTTTTCGGCGTTCTTCTTGATATACAGCATTGTTAAATCCTCCTTATTTTTAGGTCGTGGGAGGGCTTGCGCCCTCCCGATTAGTCGTGGTAGTTGTCGCGGCCTCCGTTCCTCTTGACGGCCCAATTCTTTGCGCCCCTCGCAGTCTTAAAGACTCCGCGGTGCTGCCATCCCCATGTGCCGCCCTCGCCGACGTGGTACTTGCCATCCATGTGGCTGGGTTCAAGGTCATAGGTGTAATAGTGGTTAGGGTTGCCGACTTTGCCTTCTTTGAGGACTTCATTAATCTTTGCCATTGTATTTACCTCACTTTCATTTAGTTGGTTTGAGAGGGGCTTGCGCCCCTCTCAGATTGAGTTAGTACAGCGGGCCACCCCAGCAAGCGCGGCTGCGCTCCTCTTGGATGCGGTTCCAGTATTCATTGACCCAGTAGCCAGCCTTGGAGAACTGCTTGTGCCGGCGATTGCCGACCGGCCTAAGCAAGATGCCGGAGAAGAAGCCGGTGGTCTCTTTCCAGTTGCGCATATCGTGCTCGGACTTGCGGACGGACTTCGTAAAGTCGCGGTAAGAGGAGAACCTCTTGCCCTTGTGCTCATAGCGGACGTATTTGCGATTAGCCTTCTTCATGGTATTTACCTCACTTTCATTTTATCATAGGGGCTGAGGGGCTTGCGCCCCTCAGTGGTTACGGCCATGAATTACCTCATTCATGCCTTTGATTTCGACCTCGTTCGCCTTGAACTGTTTGTCAAGGCTCCGCAAGTCCAGCAGCATAGCGATTATGAACAGAGTCAACATGGTTTTTACCTCCTTCTAAAGGGTGAGGGCTTGCGCCCTCACCACAGTTCGATCGGGATGTCGGTCTCGACGATGATGTCGCCGAACTGGAGCAGGTCGGCGCTGCGGCCGTTGTGTAAGCTGCCGATGTAGGTGATCTTTGCATCGGGCAACCTGAGCTTCAGCAGCCTCAAGATTTCCATCTCCCAACCCTTGCCCTTGTTGCTGTACAGGGCTGCCACAGACTTCGTGGCGTTCAGGCTGGTCAGCCACGGGATGATGATCTTGCTCAGCGGCGCCCTCAGCGCCCTGATCATGGCCATCATCTCGAACTTCGTGATCTTCATCACGTTGTTACGGAGGTGGAATACGCTGGGCTTGCCCTCGCTCAGCAGGTCGATGCCATGGTGGATGGCGTCGGGGACGTAGAAGCCCACGGACACGGTGCCGTTGCCGCGGTTGTTGCGGCGGTCGCCAACAGTTACCATGGGCAGACCGAACACGCGGATGCCGTCGGCGCTCGGCAGGTCGGCATACTCATGGGCGGCAACGATGGGGTCAAGGCCAGTCTTGACGCGCTGGTCAAAGAATATGCCGTTGGCATATTTCAGTTCGATGATATACTTCATGGGGTTTACCTCCTTTTTTGTGGGTCGTTGTGTTTTGTGCTGGTCGGTCGTGCGGTCGGCGGTCGGGTTCAGTCTGCGCTCGTCCGTCCGGTTCATCACCTTGCCCTTGGTGCGCGGGATGCGACACTTTACTGCCGGGTGGCTTCCTACTCCGGTCGGAGTCTTTGCGCGTCGCCCCTGGCAGCGGCGACGGCGATATGGAGTTTTCAAGGTTGCCCTCGTGACGCTGCTGCGCCTCATCCCGGCGGCATTCCCGGGGTCGAAGGGCCTTGCCCTGTCGACGTGAACATAATAACACACTTAAAGCAGCCTGTCAACCCCTATTTTTCTATTTTACAGAATGTTTACACGGGGGGATGGGTTTGGGACGGCCCCGGCCGCTGGTCTGTCAGGGGGCCTGCGTGCCCATTTTCCACACCCGACCCAAAAATAAAATCCCCTCGGCTCCAAAACATAATTCCAAATATTTGACAAATCTAATAAAATATGTTAAAATACAAAATGAAGGAAGTTGTATCTTCAAATAAACGGAGATGCAATATATGAAAAAGAAATACTCACTCGACTACTCTATTGAGCGAGATACCGACCGATTACACGCCGTTGAAGAAATTTTAGATACTTTGGATACCAAACCTTCCAATTCAGAATTAGAACAAATGGCATCTTATATCCTATATGGCAAAGATGAAGAAGGTAAAAACGCCGTACAACGTGGCGAAACAACAGATTCAAATAAACGCTACAATAGTTTTCAACGTGCCGCGGATAAAGTCCAATCGCTTGATGAAATTTTAGAAAATCCCCTAAGTGACCAACAAGCCCTTCAATCACTTGAAACTCGCTACATTTATACAAAGAAAAAACCAGCTATACACCGTCCTAAATACGACAAAAAAACTGGCGAACTAATCGACCCGGGCGATTCTGAAATACCAGGTATGCAAGACCTTTGGGATTGCATTGACCGCCTAGATCGCATCGTAGCAGTAAATGAAGGCAAAATTCCACCCGACGAAAATACCCAAATTTTTAAAGATTCATATCGCCTTTATCAATTAAAGCATTCCCTTATTGATATAAGACGCCACCAATATTATCTTAAAGATGCCTACAAACCCACTCTTCATTTTCTCGCGCTAACTCCTCCCAAATCTCAAACTTATAATTGGGACGAAGATTCCTATTACTGGATGCCCCTCGATAAATGGCAAGAACGTGTTGACAATGCCCTTCTACATACAATAAGTAAAAATTTAGAAGATTACGAAACACGCGAAAATCCATATACAAAAGAAATTGAAGTAAAATGGGTAGTGCGTAAACACACATTTGATTGGGAAAACCCATCCCACATTAAAGCATTAATAAACAATTATTCAGCTATTTATATGGAGCTTAACGAAAAATTGGATAGTTGGGGGCGCACCCTTATTTACGACTTTGACCGCTATTTTGATATGTCTGGGTTTAGTGAAGCGCGCGAATACATACTAACAAGAAAAATAGACCATGCTTCTTACACTGAAATTCGCGAAGAACTTCAAGAAAAATTTGGCCTAAAATACAACGAAAACCACATTTGTACTATTCTCGCAAAAGAAATCCCAGAAAAAATGGCGGCAACAGCCACTAAACATCGAATGCTTCTAACAACACCAATAACCGAACGTAAACGTTGTTTTACTTGCAAGAAGTGGTTGCCGCGAAACAACTATTTTTTCGCTACCAATAATAGCCGCAAAGATAAATTTGCTTCTAATTGTAAAGAATGCGAAAAACAAAAAAGAATAGCAAGAGGAGGTCAGTCCGCGTATGACAGACGAAATAAAGACGCGAAGATGCTTGAAGTGCAGGCAGGAGAAACCAATTCATGAGTTTCAATACACTTCATCCAACTTTTTTCCTTCTCATCGCTCTCAAATTTGTACTTCTTGTCTTGAATTAATGGTAGACCAATCGAATATGGGCGAAGTTGATAGACTTTGCCGCTGGCTTGATGTGCCTTTTGATCTTAATAAATGGACGCAATTGTATTCTATACATAAAGATCATACTTTAACAGCCTATTTCAACACATTACTAGACGACCACTATCAAGCTTTGCAATGGGCGGATGAAAATGAGAGATGGCGTCTTGCGCGCGAAGAAGGCACAATTGATGATGAAATTGAAGCTTTAAGTGAAGCTAAAGTGCGAAAATTAAAAAGAATTTGGTCTGCTAATTACTCTAATGAAGAATTACTTTTTCTCGAAGATTACTACAATCAGATACTTGCTACTCAAAACGTTTCAACCCCAATTCTACAGCATTACGCGCGAGATTTATGTGAAATTGAACTTCGTATAAAAAAAGGTTTGCGCGAAGGCTTGGATATTAAAAAAGATATGGATGCGCGCGATAACATAATAAAAATCGCGCACTTCGAAGCAAATAATGCCAAAAACGCCGCAGACTTTGAAAGTGTAGGTGAATTAATGGTCTATTACGGCAAAAAGGGTTGGCATCCAAAATGGCATTCAGAGCCAAAAGATGACGTTGATTTCTGTATGCAAAATATACAAAATTATTTGAAACGTTTAGTTATTAATGAAGGTAATTTCTCCGAACAAGTTGAAGATAGACGCGAACGCTATAATTTAACTGAACGTTTAGAAAATATAGAAAATGAAGCTGTTGAATTTGATGAAACTGCTGATATTGAATATGAGGATGAATCAGCTTTGATTCAAGATTTAGTATGACAGACTTCATTACTCAAAAAGTTGAATTGCGCGACGGCGTCCCAATTGAGAAAGGAGTTGTTCTTACAAAAGAGTTCCTTGACGCAAATCAAGAATTGTTTACTAGTTATTTAAATTATTGGTTATTGTATCCCGATTTGTTTTTGGATGCAATACAATCAAAAGATGACGCAAAGAATTTTCATTTGTTCTTCTATCAACGGATAGCTTTACGAGCTTCAATGCGTTACCGTTATCATTATTGGACTGCAACTCGTGCAACTTCCAAATCTTTTACCGCTTATTTAAGCGCTGTTGTGCGCGCGGTCTTATTACCTGGATCTAATATATTTATTTCTTCTGATGTTAAAGGTACAGTTATTAAGATTGCTGAAGCTAAATTTAATGAAATTTGGCGTCATTGGCCTATGCTTAAAAATGAGCTACAAACTCGTGAAAGTGGTGGCCAACAAGGTGAAAAGAAAAGTGGCAACTATTATGAATTACGTTTTCGTAATGATAGTATGATTACAGTTGTTTCTAAAGATACCAGCCGTGGTTTGAGAGCGACAGCAGGTATTTTAGAAGAATGTGCGACCATTGAAGAAGAGGATTATAATGAAGTTCTACTACCTCAAATGAACGTTGCTAGAAGAGAAGTAGATGGAACTTTAAATCCAGAAGAGCCTACTTCTGCACAAATATTTATTACTACTGCGCGCGAAAAGACTGTATTTATGTATAGTAAATTAATAGAATGTGCAGTAAATGCTATTTTGCGCCCAAATGAATATTTTGTTTGGGGTCTTTCTTATGAAGTACCATTACATTATGGGCTTTTAGATAAAGCAACCCTAAT